CTACCTCATTCTGGCGAGTCGTTTTTTGGAGTGTTCGCGGGCTTTTTCCTCCGTCATCTGAATAATCAGCATATCAGCAGGATCGCAAATCACGTTGTAAATCACCCAGCCGTCAATCAGGCCGATAGTCTTGCCGGTTCGTGCCGGGCCAACAAATATCACTGCGTCGTATTCACGCGAGGCCAGGCAGTTCATCGGCTCAATAACATACGGTGCCACCAGCGGATCCCACGGGACTGAGTTCCCTGCCCCCATGGGCACCCGCATATACTGAGCAACGGCATCAGCAACCCGCATTCGTCTCGGTGCGCGAAGGATATAACCTGAATCGGTTCGTGCTGCCTTTGCGGTTTCCTGATTCAGCATTACTCCTCCTGCTGTAATTCCTCCTCATCATCCGCACCTGCTTCAGTCACCCGCAGGGCTATCTGATCGCGCAGATCATCAATAATGGACTGAACACGGCTCACAGCGGCAGGCTGCAGACCGCAGTCACGTTCAAGAATATCCGGTAATGTCTCCAGCACCTGCACGACCGCTTTTGCCCAGATGGCAAACTCCCGTCTGACATCACTGGCCGGAATGAGTTGTGCCGTTTCCTGTTCGAACTTAAGACGCTCACGTTCAGACTGATACCAGGCTTTGCGCTCATGCGCGTCCATTTCGCCTTCTGCAACCGGCGGTGGTAATGCCAGAAATGCCGACACAATATCAACCACCCGATAAAGCTTGAGGTTGCTTTCATGCCCCCCTGCAACGGGTAGATTTTGCAGCCTTGCCGCAGCAGTCTGGCGATGTACACCTGACAGTGCCGCCAGTTGACTGATATTAAGCGTCAGATTTTTTAACTCTCGATCCATACCCGCTCCAGAATGTTTTAAACATGCATCTTGCGAACAACTTTAGGCAAACGGTGTTAGTGATGAACAAAAAACAATCAAAATCGACACTACAAAAATAAAACCACTGTAATATCAATCCATTACAGTAGTGGTGATGACGAATGAAATTTCAAAAACTAGCCTTTTTCCGCGACGCTCCCGCCCCGTGGCAGGCCCCCCCACCGGGAGGACCCGTCAGCCTGACAGCCATGACGAACGTCTGATACAGCCCTTGCATGAATGGCATCGGGATAATCCAGAAAGGAATAGCATCGACCCACAAAAATCTGTGTGAGTGTCCTGTTTCTTCCCCCCCCCGCACAGGACTGGCGAGCATGAGGGACAACCCCGCGAACCATAACCGCGCTGATGACAGGACTGGCCCGGCTTGTATTGCTTCCAGCCTTCGCTTTTGTGGCTTTTGCAATAGCCTGACGGATCTGTGGTGGTATTGCGGTAGCCGCGAACACGGCAGGTTTTTGGGGTTCGTGGGGGCATATGTACTCCAATGAAGAAGCCACCAACATAGCCTCCTCCATTCATCGTGAAACTATTTTCATCTACCCAGTAATGAATTCTTTGAAGAGTTGTGATCAATACAACTCGCTAATGGAGAGGCTTGTCTCACACGTGAGACAAGCTTCCTGTTTGATTTACTGGACAGTATAGGAGGACAGAATGCCTTCCTCACTCGAATAACATCAATTAAGGAGGTTCAACATGTTTCATTCCATAAGTCATCAGGCTGTAATTATGGCAGCATCAGTTTGTGCCACAGACCTTTTCCGCTTCACTTTGAGCCTGATTCATTTCTACCTGACCGGCTCGCCTCTATCTTTTTAATCCCCGCTTTATCCAAATTGCATTGCCATAATGCCGACAACACACTGACATTCAAATCCAGACTACCTCCAATAGTCTGACCGTACACCTATATAGTTTTAATTTTCATCAATCCATTTAACTATCGTTTAATTGTTGTCACATAGGATTCTGCCGTTTTTAACAATGCAGGATAATAAGATGAAAAAAATGTTGTTTTCTGCCGCTCTGGCAATGCTTATTACAGGATGTGCTCAACAGACGTTTACTGTTGGAAACAAACCGACAGCAGTAACACCAAAGGAAACCATCACCCATCACTTCTTCGTTTCGGGAATTGGACAGGAGAAAACTGTTGATGCAGCCAAAATTTGTGGCGGCGCAGAAAATGTTGTTAAAACAGAAACCCAGCAAACATTCGTAAATGGATTGCTCGGTTTTATTACTTTAGGCATTTATACTCCGCTGGAAGCGCGTGTGTATTGCTCACAATAATTGCATGAGTTGCCCATCGATATGGGCAGCTCTATCTGCACTGCTCATTAATATACTTCTGGGTTCCTTCCAGTTGTTTTTGCATCGTGATCAGCCTCTCTCTGAGGGTGAAATAATCCCGTTCAGCGGTGTCTGCCAGTCGGGGGGAGGCTGCATTATCCACGCCGGAGGCGGTGGTGGCTTCACGCACTGACTGACAGACTGCTTTGATGTGCAACCGACGACGACCAGCGGCAACATCATCACGCAGAGCATCATTTTCAGCTTTCGCATCAGCTAACTCCTTCGTGTATTTTGCATCGAGCGCAGCAACATCACGCTGACGCATCTGCATGTCAGTAATTGCCGCGTTCGCCAGCTTCAGTTCTTTGGCATTTTTGTCGCGCTGGGCTTTGTAGGTAATGGCGTTATCACGGTAATGATTAACAGCCCATGACAGGCAGACGATAATGCAGATAACCAGAGCGGAGATAATCGCGGTTACTCTGTTCATTGCTGACCCCACAAACAGATTTCACGCTCAATCTCACGACGAGTCATGAGACCTTTCCATTGCTTACCGCCAGCATATGTCCAGCGACGTAGCTGATCACATGCGCCTTTGATATCGCTCTGGTTTATTTTGCGAAGAAGCGTCGATGTTCTGAAATTGCCAGCACCCACGTTGTAAACGAATGAGTAAAGAGCGCCGCGCGTTGTTTCCGGTATATCGACTTTGATGTACGGGTTAATTTGTCTGACGACAGTGGCAAGGTCTTTATTCAGGAGGGCTTTGCACTCTGCTTCGGTATACGTTTTACCGGGAATGATGTCTTTTCCTGTATGCCCGTAACATACAGTCCATACACCAACTATGTCTTTGTAAGGATTATGTCTCACACCCTCCAGACCATCGTTACCACTTGGGCCAGTGATTAGCACAGATGCTATAGCAATAGCCCCGCCACCAATAGCAGCTGCAACAGCTTTTCGTAATGATGGAGGCATTATTCACCTCTCGCAGCCTTACGCTTGTCTTCTTTAATCTTGAAATAAAGGTTTGTCAGGTACGTCAGCAAGCCAAATACCAGACTACCCAGCACACCGATTGCAGCCCACTGTGACGGAGTTACTTTATCGAGTAACTGCAATGCCCAGAAACCAGCATTACCAGCCGATGTGCCATAGGCGATACCTGTTGTTAACTTATCCATTGATTTCATATCCTCACCCCGATGTACACAGATGGTGCAATATGTTTGAAAAGATCGGAGTCTATGGGGTAGTTTTTATAGCAAACGTTGTTCTCAACGGCGCTAAAAAACAGACACATTAAAAATGTGGGTAATTATTTTAAAAGAAAATCATGTATTAAATAATAATACGAGATATGTTTTCATATTTAGTGTACTGTATACGGCCATTTATACAGGAAAAGCCTATGTCAGAACGTAAAGACTCAAAGTCACGCCGTAATTATCTCGTTAAATGTTCCTGCCCAAACTGCACCCAAGAGTCAGAACACAGTTTTTCAAGAGTACAAAAAGGTGCCCTTTTGATCTGCCCTCATTGCAACAAAGTATTCCAGACAAATCTTAAAGCTGTAGCTTGATTGATTTTATTCGTAACAAGTATTTTTTATATTTTAATAACATATTTAAAGCAGATAATAAAAAACCCGCCTGAGCGGGTTTAATATTGTGGTGCTTTTTGTGGGAGTCATCCACTTACGCACTTTGTTTTGCTATGCCAGCAGTTAGCTTCTGCTGTAAAACTATTCATGCAGCAAACCTGCACTTCACCACAATGGTTAGCATACTTTTCCTGATTAAGTTATTGCCAAATATGCTGGCCATTGTTTCATGTATTGGACCTCCTTACTATTTATTAAAGAGATCCAATATTCACCACTCTGTCTGTATCTCCACTCAGGCATCAGCCTTCTTCGTTATCGTATACAGACAAACTATGAATTTTAATCAGTAATGATGACATTTGCTGCTGCTGGACCTTTAGCACCACTCTCTACAGAGAAGGTAACCTTTTGTCCTTCAAATAAGGTTCGATAATTATCATTCTGAATCGCAGAAAAATGCACAAACACATCTTTACTACCATCAACAGGAGAAATAAAGCCAAAACCTTTATCAGCGTTAAACCATTTTACTAAACCAGTCATTTTATTTGACATTCTACATTCCTTAACTTGAGCCTTTCGGCATAAATGGCTTGTATAACAGAAACGACTTCGTACTTAATTGGAGAGACTCAAAGAAGGAATAAGTGAATAACACCTGAAATGAGAACTGCTTTAGTAAACTACTTCGTATATCGTCTGTTCTTCAAACCGACGCAATCATTAACGCATAGTTGAACATATGAAGCAATGTTTATTTTAGACATCCAGCCATCTTCAACCCCATCAAAAAACTATAGCTTTCTTCAGGAACGTGTGTATAGTGCGCCAAGTTATCAGTATTAAGGAATTTTTTTGTCCCGTAAAATGACAGGAATTCTCAAAACCTTTGACGGCAAAAGCGGCAAAGGTCTTATAACCCCATCCGATGGTCGTATCGATGTCCAGCTTCATGTTTCAGCGCTCAATCTCCGTGATGCAGAAGAAATTACCACCGGATTACGCGTGGAATTTTGCCGGATAAATGGTCTGCGTGGACCATCAGCTGCCAATGTTTACCTTTCATGAGCTATATTAAAGCTTTAACTTCAAGCCCCATCGAATCAAACATGGAGAGTTTTCATGAATAAACCCGTCTGTCTTGATGACTGGTTGATTGGCTTTAAAAGCTTATGCTGTACTTTGACCTTAATAGCTCTGCTAATAATGTAATAAGCAGACTCATTGTATCTATGGACATTGTACTGGAAGAAAACATTTTAAACATCAGGCAAAAAACAAAGTCACCCGATAAATAATAAGTAAACTAACATGAATCCCGTAATGAGATTCAGCATCTCTATTACCCTATTTAAAGCACAAAAACCCGCTCATCAGCGGGTTTTCTACTTTTTCTTAACTTCGGGTATACAAAGCCCATCGTTGAAAAAATTTTATCCATATTTTTTGAAAAATGCAAGAATCACGTCGTCATCTTCGGCGAAAATCACTTATCTCGTCACCTTTCTCAATTGTGCTTCAGCGTAAGATTCCTCCTGCCAGCACTTTGTAACCAGTTTATCAATGACATTTGCATATCCTTTATACCACTGATAATCACTCAGGTCTGGTACCAGCTTCTGGACATGATGCCGCGCCAGTGTGGTTGGTAAACGACTAAACCGTTTTCCATTGCAACGCCCACAAATCTTATAAACAGGTGTGCCATGAAGCCGGGTCCTTTTTTCATCCAGGACAATACCTTTACCCTTACACCCTCTGCACGCTGTGCTGACTTCTCCCTTACCATGGCAATGCTGACATAGTTCCTTCACCCACTCTTCTTTGATAACAGATTCCCCGCTTCTGGAGTGTTTCACCACTTCGAGCAATACATTATGAAATCCAGTACCAGCACAATGCTCACAACGAGCCTTACTTGCCGCAGACCTGGAATAATCAGCAAAGGCAAAATTCACAAGGTAAGGAATAATCTGTAGCCGGGTTTCTTCACTCAATTTATTCAATGTCGGGTTATCCAGTGCCATCGCGTAATTGAGCAGACCTTCAATCGCAAACTGAGGATCCTGAACACCAACTTTTGCCAGGAATAAGGCAAACCCAAGCGGTGCTTTCGACTGCACCATCCCCTGCGCAGCCATCACATCCGTAATCGTTAAACCACCAGAGCCTGTCGCCGGTGCGTCATCACTCAATTTTGGAGATTTTGGGGAGTAATATTTTGGTAAGGCTTCAAGGTTCATGCTCGTTCTCCACTTACGCCAGTACGCCTATTGCCAGCGCACGATCGATAAAACGAAATATCAGCTCCAGCTGGGAGCCATACTTCTCTTCAAATGCCACGGTATCCGCATGCAGCTCGTCGTGATGCTTTCTGCACAAAGGCAACACAAAAAGGTCATGCGCTTTTGTTCCCATTCCACCCTGACCGTGACCTATCAGGTGGTGGGGATCATCAGCGGGCTTTCCACAACATGCACACGGCTGTGTCTTAACCCAGCGCGTGTACTTTTCATTAACCCAGCGGCGACGTTTTGGGCGTAACATAAAAGACTCCGGCGACTCCGGATCCACTTTCAGCGCCAGCACCTTTTTCGCCTTATCCTGGATGATGCTGGTGGCAGGAACCGAAGGCACAAGGTCACTTTCCCGGGTGACAGACGGCACAACAGGCTTCGGTAATCTCAGTGCCTTACGGGCTGCACTTTCCGGTAAGGCATCCGCCAGGTCATTACGAATCAGCCACCAGCACAGTTCCGGCATTGTCACAACGTGACTGTCATCAAAACCGAGATCCCGACGCACAACAGACAACACCCAGCGGGCACAGTTATCCGTTGCCATTGATTCCAGCCGTTCCGTGAACTGATCGCGCAGCTGGTTATCGCAGTGCCAGCACAGACGGATTGCACCCGGAGCGTGTCGCATTGTGGTCATGTTCTCGCTGTGCCAGTCGGAATGAGGCCTCTGGCAGCCTTTTTCACGAAGTAACCAGCTTTCAAGACATTCCACGCCACCAGCACGACGGATCACTGCCTCATTGCGGAACACGGCCCGAACGGCAGGATCATCCGCCAGCGGTTGTGATGCCGCCGGAACGGCACCACTCGCGAAAGATGAATAACGCTCCGGCTCAGGCTCCAGCAGGACACGCCCCTGCATAAACAGGGGCATCAGCTCTGAACCTGGCCTGAACAATACGATCCCCATACGCGGGGCAATTTCAGGGGTCAGTAGCGCTCTCACGGTCACCTCAATGAACGGTATCGAGCAGCTTTAACAGCTCAGGGAATCGGGATTCGAAGAAATGCGGCTGCGTCTCGCGCGGATTTGCGGGACTGGTGATGTTCTTGCCGAACATGCAACCTTTCGCTGTCAGCGACCAGAATTTTTTGATGTTGTTAATCGCGGTACGGCTGTATCGTTCGCGCTGCTCGACGATCCCCAGTTTCACCATCTGGTGATATGCCTGATTAGCCGTCAGGCGTATACCATACTGTTTCAGCAGTGCGCTCAGTGACAGTGTCGGGCGACTTGAGCCATCGTGTGCATCAGCAGGAGCATCAATGGCATAGCGCGGTGCCAGATTCGGTAAGCCAACAGCCTCCTGGAGTTTCTGACAGGCACCAAGCACTGAAGAGTTAGACAGGTTTAACTCCCGGCGCATAAAGTCCAGCAGGATCACGCCAGCCTGCATCTTGTCAGCAGCCTGTCCGGATAATTTTTCCGGTGCGCTGGTTACCATATCGAAAGTACGGATCACCTTCAGATGGAATGACGGGCTGATCCACATTGCATAGGCATACACCAGTTCCTTGCAGACATACGTTCCCCGTTCATTTCCCCCATGAATCACACTCACCGGGTCAACACCCAAATTCTGGGTGTTGGTCAATTCATGAACAAGCTCAACAGTTTGTTGGCTGGAAAGAAACTTTCCCGGCTCCTTGGTTCTGGCATTTGCACCAGATGCTACTGCTGCGCGATGCAGATCGTTCAGGCTGTAACGCCCATAAGCATCACGACGAACTTCAATACCATCAATGACCATCAGATTATTCATACTTCGTTTCTCCTCTTAATCAGGCGGCTGCACCCGCCGTTTTCTCGTACTTACTGATAGTGATCTCGACCTTCCCTTCCGGGATAACCGGTCCCCACTCCACCAGCATTCTTTTCACCTGACTGTCGTCCTCCCACACACCCGCGTGGGTCAGGGCGTCAAACAGCGCCTTGTTATAGTTGTCCAGATCGCGGATCCGGTTATCCGGAGGAAACAACACGATCTCCACTGAAGCAGGTGCCGACGTTGGTTTTGGCAGACGACGTAACTGCTCAACTATTGCTGCACACGCCGCGCTCTGGAATTTTCGCCCCGCCGCGCTTATCAGGCTCTTACCTGCAAACGCCCCTTTGTTGGGGTGTCGCCAGTACGTGTTCACGCTGGGCGGAAAAGGCAGGATCAGCTTCATGCTTTCAGGCCTCTCTCATGTAACCAGTGGGTTGCACGCAGCCTTGCGTTTTCCTCACCGGCAAGCAGTGAGCGGATAATCCCGACCGCCTCGCTGTCGTCGTCCTTCACCGCGGTATGAAGCGTTATCCCCCGGGCCACGCCACGCTTTATCGTGATGACGCCTTTTTTCTCCAGTGCGCGAAGATGCTCCACTGCTGCATTCACTGAACGGTATCCCAGCATGGTTGCCACCTCCTGATTGGTTGGCGGGAAGCCACGTTCTTTCTGGTAAGAAATCAGCATATCCAGCACCTGCTGCTGGCATTGAGTTAATGTCGTCATGCCGCCATCTCCCTGACCAGTTTTTCCGCCTGCTGGCGAACCTGCACCAGAAAGGCCTCACCACATGCCTCAAGTTCATCGCGCCCGATGTAGCTGATTGCCGGTCCCTTCCAGGTCTTGTCGAAAACAGCAATAGCACCAGCGAAGAAAGCGCCTGTCGGCACCTGCTTCTCGTCCTTCGGGATAAACCAGGCTGGCAGTTCAAAACCAATACGCCCGCGAATAAAAGCAATATGGTCTGCATCTTCCGGCCACCACACTTCGCTGGTGGCAGCTTTGATCAGGAAAACATAGCGCCCGCCTTTATCACGCATAGCACTGGCATGTTTCATGATGTAACGCATGCCGGTGATGTATTGCCCCTCATGCTGACTGGCGCGACTGTACGGGGGATTACCAAAGGCAGCACCTTTAAGCTCCGCAAGACGTTCTGACCAGTCATGCGCCAGCGCGTTGTCTTCCGCAGTGTAATAAGCGGCACATTTGGCGTTATCACCATCAGTAAACAGATCCAGAACAAACGGGCCAAACAGGGTGTTAATTCCCCAGAAAATGTTGTCCGGCGTGCGCCACTGATCGCCCACTTCCTTCAGTTCATGGGCTGGTTTGTTCCGCAGCTCCACCAGCGCCTGGCAATATTTATTACTCATTAAGCCCCCACGTAATTCCCTGACAGATACCACTCTTCACCCGATGCAGCGCGCTTGCTGCTTTTCCGTAAGCACCGCTCACGATGCGCCAGAAAATTGTTTCGTTCTGGCTGGGAGTGGCTTTCACGGAATGCCGCCATCCACACCGTTGCAGCACGACGGTATAAGCCCCTGGACTCCAGTTCTTCCGCCTGGCGGGTCAACAAAATCACCCGGGGATCGTTAGTGCCGACATAGAAATTGCGCACAGGTCTGGTTTCACGAACTGGTTGTGGTTCCGGCTCCTGCGCTCTCTCAGTCAGGCGCGGGAAATGTCTGCGTGTATCTACTTCACAACGGTGAGCCACACGCCCGCTCTGACGTAACTTGCTTGCTGACTGTAGAACGCGCTGCCGTGAGTAACCTGCAAAAGCATCCGCAATGTCTCCGGAAGTACACCCCGGATGGGCTTCAATGAATTTCTGAACGTCATTCAAAAGACTCATGCTCACCCCCTGAATCCTGCCGGGATCTGGCTGTAGTCCACATTGTCGTAACTGGCTTTGAAGTACGGGTCTTCGCGTTTTTCTGTGTACGTGCTGATGGACGGCGATAAGCGCAGGGAAAGCTCATCCCATTTTTCCCGCAGCTTCGACGGGCTGAGCACGTTACGGCACCAGAACGGATCGCGGCTGATGCGGCTGTACATCTCGCAGATTTGTTTGTGAGTACGACCATCCTGCACACACATCAGGCGAATTTCGTTTGCCCAGGCTGTCCAGTTCGGTTCTTTGGGACGAACCACCTCGCCGTCACATTCGGCGGCCTGCTCGTACAGGGCGATGATTTTTTTCCAGAGCCACTGTGCGCAGGTCAAATCATCCTGCGTTCCCCACTGGCACTTTTTAGGGCTGAATACAACCGCATCAGGATGGCGAGTTAAAAAATCCTGTTCAGCCGTCTGCGTGTCCGGTTGCGAAACGTCCGGACGAGAAGGTTTTTTATCTGACGGATCATATTTTGATTTTACTGACGGATCCCCGCCAGATTCTGACGGGTGAAAACCCGCTTTTTTGCCAGATTTCGACGCATCAAATTTTGACGGGTCAGATTTTGATGCGTCAGATTTTGACGGGTCAGAATCTGACAGTTGAGAAAATGCCGCGGCCTGAAGCTTCGCAACGTTAAGCTGATAAACATTCGACGCATTACGGTTACCCTGGCGACGCGCCTTACGCGTTAACCAGCCTTCTGCTTCCAGCCGTGCAATAGCCGTTCTGACGGTACTCATCCCCGCGCCAATCTGGCGGGCAATGGTTTCAATCGATGGCCAGCACACACCTTCGTCATTACTGAAATCAGCCAGGCGGGCCATAATTGCCACACTGGATAATTTCATGCCTGACGCTGCGCAACCATCCCATACATAGCCGGTTAATTTAGTGCTCATGACCGACCTCTATTTCCCTGAATTTACGACGAAACTGTTCGAGCGGGCTGAAGCACTCATGCTCATAGCCTTCGCGGAGGTAGATAACCCGTTGTGTTTCCGGTTCCCAACGAATGACTCTGACGGGTACTCCGTAGTGATCTTTGAACCAGCGGTTAACTTGTCGCAAAGGACTGTCTCCTTCTGCCGGTTGAAATCACCCACAGCCCACTCAGCAAAGCTGTGGGTTACAATTTCCCTGTCACCTGGTACATTTACTGCATAGCAATACTCCACCTTCGCTTTTCCACCCGGTACAGGAAGCGCAATCAGTTGCGAGCGACGGTAGTGTGTTGTTAAACTGTTCATGCGTTAGTTTCTCCACAACCAGAAGCAATCGACGCCACGACGCCCGGAGCTGCACACTCGCGGGCGTCATTACTTTCTGAAACGCAAAAAATTTTGTAGACAAGTGCTGCATGCTCCTGCAGCTTCGAAATTGAGAGGTACAGCTCGTCGTTAATTGCTGTCTTCTCATGCGGTTCCACTACACCGTCTTCGATTGCCGAACGAATCTGTTTTGAATAACTGCCGATCTGTTCAATGACTTCCAGTAAACGCTGGTTAATATCGGCATTGTCCACATCCTCGACGTCAGGAAGAGACACAAAGACGCCATTTGCAGACTGCGCCACAGCGTCAGCAATGAAGTGAGTGCCACCAGCACGTTGTAAAATCATTGCCCATCCCAGCGGGAAAATCTGATCGCCATCGGCACGAAGGCGGTTAAATAATGCGTTCTCTGTTACATCCAGCCAGTCAGCTGCTTCAGCGTAACCACCCGGCAACGCTGCGATAGTTTTTCTGACAGCTTTCACGTACCACTCAGGCTGTTTTTCTACTTTCCAGTGATACTTACCCACGGTTAGCCTCATCGTTCTGTGGTTTCTGTTAATCGATTTATCCATTAGATTTTTCATAAAGCTCAGGTTTAAATGGCAACCGTCCGCAAGTTCTATATGCTGCTTCTGCTGCACGTCCTTTTGGAATTAACTGGCCCGGACGGTTTCGCCACTGATAAACGGCCTCAGTTGTTATGCCGAAAAAAGCAGCAACTTTCTCAATACTGCCGAAGTAGCTTTCGATATCGTCAGTTGTCATACGCCCTCCAAAACTAAGTTTTATTAGATGTTAATTATCAATCTATCTTAGGTCAATAAAAACTAAGATTACTTAGTAATTTAAGAAATGGTGCTCCTATGGAAACGGTTGGTCAGCGTATAAAAGCTCTGAGAAGGGTTACCAGAACGTCCCAGAAAGAATTGGGTAAATTTTGTGGGGTAAGTGACGTTGCTGTGGGGTACTGGGAAAAAGACATCAATGTCCCTGGCGGGGAAGCACTTTCGAAATTAGCGAAGTTCTTTAATACGTCAATAGATTACATTCTTTATGGTGCTGAGTTTGAAGGCAAACTAGTCACAAACATGCGCAGAGTTCCTGTAATTTCGTGGGTTCAGGCTGGGCAGTTTACTGAGTGCAGGGCAGCAGAAGTGTTTAGTGAAGTGGACAAGTGGGTAGATACATCTTTAAAGATTGGTGATAACTCATTTGCATTAGAAGTTAAAGGCGACTCCATGACTAATCCTAATGGCCTCCCAACAATACCAGAAGGTGCAACAGTGATTGTAGATCCTGATGCAGAACCTCGTCATGGAAAAATAGTCATTGCTCGACTTGATGGAACGAACGAAGCTACAGTAAAAAAATTAGTCATCGATGGTCCTCAAAAGTTTTTAGTGCCATTAAATCCACGGTATCCCAACATCCCAATCAATGGTAATTGCCTGATCATTGGTGTAGTCAAAGGAGTTCAATACGAACTCTAGTACCTCCCTTCTCTAACCAAGGCACCAAACTAAGAAAAGTTTGGTGTTTCCTCTTGCCTTAAAAACTAAGTTAAGTTAGATTTAATATCAAAGATAACGAACAGGCAGGACGCCCACAAAGTAGCCTCCTGGGGCAAATGAAGTCCAGGATGATTCGTTAGCAACAAAAAAGCGCCCTATAGGACGCTTCGATCTTTAACAATCTGGGTATCATCCAACCAATGCAAGATTTAAGGAATCCAAGGCGAATTCAGATCTCGCCCCGACTCACGTAATGATCTTGGTCGTTCGTACATCGGATTTTTTTCCATAAGAAATTTATTTTCACAGTGAAGGCAACGGCTTGTAAGAAAATGAGAAGTTTTACCTACTGGAAGCGGATGAAGTATCGATTTTATATTTTTGGAATAACAAAGTGGGCACAGATGCACAGTTATTTCTTTTCCACTCACAATTTCATTTTTAGAGTAAACAAAAGCACCAGAGTCAAGCTGATCAAGGACATATCCTTCTACCTTGGCACAAAAATCTTCAAACTCTGCAATTTTTGCTTTGAGATGCATCACCTCTTCATCACGAAGGCGGATCGCATCGCCAAGAGAGAAGCATTCTGCCTGAAGCGTGATTAGTTTGTTCTGGAGTTCAATGGTTGCAGCTTTAACTTCTGCATCCGTTTTCGCGTCATTAATAACCTTAGCAAGACCGGCAGTCTCCTTTATAGCAGCCATAGCCGCAGACAGTTCAGCTATCACGTTGAATACTCAGCTAGTTGTTGGGGGTATCCAGATTAACCAAATCCTTGTTGTTGGGGAATAACCAGGTCCACCTCGCCTGATGTGGCTAAAAGCAGGCACATAACAGCTAAGTATTTTCAACCAGAGAGAATCCTTAGCGTTGTGGTGAATGCGGCTCAGCGCACGCGGGTTAAGGTTGAGGCTGACAGTCGACCTTCTGTGGATACCCACCCGTCTGGTGTACAACCTTCGCCAGGCACCGGGAGGCACCCGGCACCACAACTTTATGCTGTGTGTAGTCTTGGCGGTACCAGCTTGTACCCTTGCTTCCGGCTGGTACCGTACTTTTTACAAAACAGAGAAGAGCATCATCGGACGACGGGCTCATAACCCAATCCATCCGGGCGGCTGCCACCGCAGGTGTTCTTCTCTGTTTTGTGGAGAAACCAACCGACCTTGCAGGGTCGATATGATGAGGAGCAGCAAAATGGCTAGCGAACGCAGTACTGATGTGCAGGCATTTATCGGGGAGCTGGACGGCGGCGTATTTGAAACCAAAATCGGCGCTGTTCTCAGTGAAGTCGCTTCCGGTGTGATGAACACGAAAACCAAAGGTAAGGTCTCGCTCAACCTGGAAATCGAACCGTTTGATGAGAACCGTGTGAAAATCAAACACAAACTCTCATATGTTCGCCCGACTAACCGCGGGAAAATTTCCGAAGAAGACACCACCGAAACGCCGATGTATGTCAATCGCGGTGGTCGCCTGACTATTCTGCAGGAAGACCAGGGACAATTACTGACTCTTGCCGGTGAACCTGACGGAAAACTCCGCGCAGCAGGTCGTTAATATCGTTTTTAATAAACTAATTATTCATCTTATCACTGAATATCTTTAATATAGTGAGGACTTATTATGTCTCAGAACTTAGACGCAACCGCAATTAATCAAATCCATGCCCTTATTTCTGCTCAGGGTGTTAATGAAATTATCAGTAAGATTGGTGCCGATGCTGTGGCATTGCCTGAGAATTTCCGCATTCATGATCTGGAAAAATTTAATTTAAATCGCTTCCGTTTCCGTGGTGCGCTTTCCACTGCCAGCATCGATGACTTTACCCGTTATTCTAAAGATCTTGCAGATGAAGGCACCCGCTGCTTTATCGATGCCGATAATATGCGAGCCGTCAGTGTGCTTAACCTGGGTACTATTGGTGAACCAGGTCACGCAGATAACACCGCCACACTCAAACTGAAAAAGACAGCACCGTTCTCTGCTCTGTTGTCTGTTAATGGCGAGCGTAACTCCCAGAAGTCACTGGCAGAATGGATTGAAGACTGGGCCGACTACCTTGTGGGCTTTGATGCTAATGGTGACGCTATTCAGGCAACAAAAGCGGCTGCGGCGGTCCGTAAAATCACGATTGAAGCAAACCAGACCGCTGATTTTGAAGATAATGACTTCAGCGGCAAACGCTCCCTGATGGAGTCTGTCGAAGCGAAGACCAAAGATATTATGCCAGTGGCATTTGAATTTAAATGCGTTCCGTTTGAAGGTCTGAAAGAACGTCCATTTAAATTACGCCTCAGCATTATCACTGGCGATCGTCCTGTACTGGTTCTGCGCATTATTCAGCTGGAAGCAGTGCAGGAAGAAATGGCTAACGAATTTCGTGATCTGCTTGTTGAGAAATTCAAAGACAGCAAAGTAGAAACCTTTATTGGTACTTTCACCGCCTGATTTCATTACTGCAAATGCCCCTGCGGGGGCATTTATGGAAACGTAATTAACTCAATAATCGCCGGATGGTGAGGGTTTCCTTTTACCCGAATTCAGCGCGGTGCAGCGCATATAACGTGGAGAACAAAATGTCATTTATTAAAACTTTTTCCGGGAAGCATTTTTATTATGACAGGATAAATAAAGACAACATCGATATTAACGATATCGCGGTTTCCCTTTCAAATATCTGTCGCTTTGCTGGTCATCTTTCACACTTCTACAGCGTTGCCCAACATGCGGTGCTTTGCAGCCAGCTGGTACCGGAGGAGTTTGCTTTTGAAGCGTTAATGCATGATGCAACAGAAGCGTATTGCCAGGACATCCCCGCACCACTGAAACGCCTTCTTCCTGACTATAAACGGATGGAAGAAAAAATAGATGCCGTAATCCGTGAGAAATACGGGTTACCCCCAGTTATGAGTACGCCCGTGAAATATGCCGATCTTATCATGCTGGCAACCGAACGCCGCGATCTCGGGCTTGATGATGGCTCTTTCTGGCCTGTACTGGAAGGCATCCCGGCAACAGAGATGTTCAACGTGATTCCACTGGCACCTGGCCATGCCTACGGGATGTTTATGGAACGTTTTAACGAGTTATCGGAGTTACGCAAATGCGCATGAATGTTTTCGAAATGGAAGGGTTTCTTCGCGGGAAATGTGTACCGCGAGATCTGAAAGTGAACGAAACAAATGCTGAGTACCTGGTACGTAAATTCGACGCGCTTGAAGCTAAATGTGCGGCACTGGAAAACAAAATAATACCAGTGTCAGCTGAACTGCCACCAGCAAATGAAAGTGTTCTGTTATTTGATGCTAACGGAGAAGGCTGGCTGATTGGCTGGCGTTCTCTCTGGTACACCTGGGGACAAAAAGAAACCGGAGAATGGCAGTGGACATTTCAGGTCGGGGACCTTGAAAACTTCAATATCACTCACTGGGCAGTAATGCCCAAAGCGCCGGAGGCTGGAGCATAATGACCACATTTACCAATAAAGAACTGATTAAAGAAATCAAAGAACGAATCAGCAGCCTAGAGGTTCGAGACGATATTGAGCGCCGTGCTTATGAAATTGCTCTGGCATCGCTGGAAGAGGAGCCGGTGGCATGGCTGCATTCAGACAATGGCTTAGGTATTCCGGCAATAACCAGGAGCAAAAACATTGCTGACAGTTGGTTATCAATGGGCTGGTATGTTCAGCCGCTATATATAGCCAAGCCAGTACTGGTGGTGCCAGATGCTCGTCCGTCTTTAAATAATGGCATAGTCGGTTTTGATGAAGGCTGGAACGCCTGCCGCGCCACCATGCTTCATGGTGCCAAACCTGTAAGTCAGACTTACAAGTTGAACAAGCTGTCGGGCAACTCTCCGGTAACTCAGGATGGTTGGATAAGCTGTAGTGAGCGAATGCCGAACGATAAACAGTATGTTTGGTGTTGGGGTAAGTCTTACGGCTGGACTGAGTGCGATACCTTCGAAGGGTATTACGATTGGTCGAGAAACAAATGGTGGGCAGTTACTGACGATGGGGAAGAACCGGCATCGAAAGTAACCCACTGGATGCCGCTACCGGAGCCACCGCAGGAGGTGAAGTAATGAACAACTTAATGACAACTAAACAAGTCGCCGACTTCTGTGGCGTTTCAGTATCGACCGTTCTTCGCTGGAACAGCGTAAACAGGAGAACTGGCCAGAAATACAGGCCTGACTTTCCAGATCCTGATATTAAATCCTGCCCAAATAAATGGGCATCACGCAAGATATACAGGTTTGCTGGAGTTATTGAGTGATGGGTATTAGCTCATATCAGAACTAATACCCATCAATGACACAGAGCCAACTACCCACCCTGTGTCAGGGGCTAACTTTTAACACCATAATTCACCGCTAGATAAAAACTGTATTGCATTGCACGAGCGGCGCAGCATTATCAGTTAGAGTGTCTTTACCTTGTTAGGCTCCACAGTTCGCACTGTCCAACGCCTGTCACTTTCACACGCTGCGCCTTCGAGAATATTCATTTAATCGCTGATAACGAACATCTTGCTCCAGTTGTGGAGCAGCTTGAACAATTTGAAGCAAGCATTGCCCCAACTCTCGAGGCCCCCAGTGTTGTTCGGCAATCACGGCATTCAGCAGGGATAGAGCGTCCGCAGGATATCGGCTGCAAATATCTGATTCTAGCAAAAGGCGAACGTCGTAGCTAAGGTGTTCGAGCGGTTGCAGCCAGTCCTGCACCACTGCCAAAGCCGCCGGAAATTCACCTCGGGCAGCAATCACCATACGAGTCAACGATTCGGATATGCGTGGGGTGGCCAAGTTGCGGGACTTTGGCCAAACCTGTTGCCAAAATGGCTGGACACGATTTTTCCAATACTCCTCGCGCTGATCGCCCGCACCTTCAAGTGCCTGGTATAACGCCTGCGCGGCTACCTCCAGACCTTCTTGTGGAAGAGCACTAATTGCCGTTCGGAACTCCTCCACGGTATATCCCTCGGTAGGGCCCAGAGCTGCATAAGTCAGGAAAGTAGCGAATTGCTGCCGGTGCTCGCCAAGATCAGAATAGTGATTGGCGCTCTCCAAAAAATCTGACTTGAAAGCTATCAGCAACGGTTCATACAGGCGTGGCGACCAGAGGAAGCCTTCCCACACAGCTTTTGCTTCGACGGGATTACTCCAAGCAAACAAGGGCAATAGATACTGTTCGGTCCAAGGTCGATCTACGCGAAAAAATGCGATCAGCCGCGACCCCAGCAACACCCGACCATGGCGGAATAGCTCTATCTGTACATTACACAATTTGGTGAAAAGTGTTTTCAATTCAACAGGAAGCAAATCATTGTCATTCGGGTTCTGTTTGAACCATAGGGTGATCAGTGATTGCGTGACATGCCCAATGGGATGATTGATCGCCGTAGAAACAGGATCATAGGTCTCAATTCCGTTTCGAATGGTGCTAGACTCTGGGCTTGTTTCTATCATCAGAACCCGACGACAAAGGGCCAGTAGAATCTCCTCGTGGCAGAGGATGGTCTTCGAAGCCTCCTCCATCCACCAAGTGACAGCGTGGGAAATCTCCTGAAGTACTGCGTCAGGCATGTCAAGCACCAACGGTGCGGCGTACCGCCACGAACGCAAAATCATCCCTGGTTCAGCCCAAGTCTGCAGAGCTTCACGCCACCGACCAACAGGCCACACATCATCTTGTGATAGTTTACTTAACGCATACAGACTGTGAAAAAAGCGCGTACGGCAAACATCACTCCAAGTGTCCTCATAGAAAGGCAGTCTTTCTGGCATAGGCTTTGCGAGCCATTGCACTAATTCCTGCCACTTACGGGGCGCAATGTCGACATCTATACTCTCCTCGAAGCCTGGATCACCGGTTCCGCTCATCCAGTGAGAGAATTCATCACGCTCGTTGGTTGCCAGTTGCCATTTTGGGTATGCTGTGGATATTTCCGTCAAACGTGTAGCCGCAGACTCTCCCAAAACAAGGCCCGCTCCCCTGAGCTTCGCTAGACACAACCAGACGGAATGAGCCACCAAATAATGCCACCTGTCTGCTTCCAAATTATCCTCGTACATCTCGCGCGGAGGCCCTGCCAAGATAGCAGTTTCCAGACGCTCTTGTGCAATTCCTGTCAGATGTCGTCCCTGCAAAACAAACAGTCTGAATACCTCTCGCCTAGTATCCGTGGCCCACAACCACCATGAACCGTCCTCTAACAACCAATTAACCCACCGCTCAGGTGGTATGCAGTTGTCTTGGCTTGCGGCAAACAGTGCCAGACGTTTGAAGGTGGGATATGGCAACTCAAACCAATTCTGAGCAATGCGCGTGGCCTGATCGCTGTCTTTGGATCGAACGGCTAACCATGAATCCCGAAGTAATTCAATCAGGCTCACCCAATCGCGGAACCCCCGGTTCTGCCAGTGCGGAGTGATGGACGGCAAATCCCAATGCGAGCGGTCGTGACGATCGTCGGACTCTCCCAACTCCCGCAACAAGTCCAGTGCATCACGCAACAACTGCTGAAAATCTTCCAACAGGTATGGCAAGGACGATTTCCATGACTCGTCAGCAAGGTCGAACAGGGTTGAACGTACGTAATCAGCAGTCAGCACCAGCTCCCAATCCACCAATTGCTTGATTCGCAAGGGTTCATCAGTGCTGCTCGAATCGTCTTCACTATAGCGAAACGGCCGCCTCAACATAACCTTGGGAGAAAGCAACTCGCGTAACTCCAAGCGCAATGTAGTCGTCAAGCCTTCATTCTTTAAGCGGTTTTGCCAACGATACAAATCCAGGTTCTGCAATGGCGATTTCACACGACCACTAAGCAGAAGCCGCCATAAAGTAGACATAGGTGGACCAGGAATAGCCAGGGGGGAATGCAAGAGAATTTCATCTAACTCAGAAGTCTTACGCTCCCGCATCAGTGCTGCTAAGCGATCTAGTTCGCTCTCAATCAGAAACATCCAACGGTCGTGTATTTGTCCGCCGCGTTCAGCAATCCATATGATCAACCTAGGGTCGCCCAGATAACGAACTAGCCAACGGGCTATATGGGACATTACGTCATCCCATTTGCTAGCACTGACACATCCAGAAACCAGCGACATCTGCGGGGCCAGCTCATAGGGCGCAGGACGCTGAACCAGACTGAATCGGAGTTTCGGGTCAATTTCGACATGCGGAGATACACAAAAGCGTGGCAGATCGCTGTATTTAAATCGTTCGTCCGAGAAAGCTTTCAATAACCAATCCAGCGGCGGTGCAGGATTGAGTTCCGCAAAGCGTTTTGCTGGTAAACCTGATTTATCTGACAAGGCCCACAACATCCGACCAACGAAATCGTCCTGACGAGTGCTGTCCTGCGGGCGGGCCAGAGCATGTTTGACGACTATAGCCTCTTTGCCCTGTATACCATCTCGATAAGTATCTGCCCAAGCGTGCAACGTTTGATGCAGCACTGAATGATCAGTGGAGCCCGCCGGTACGGTGTAAAGGATAGGAGTGACCCCTTTGGCCTCCCACTCGATGGCTTTCCGGTGCTCCTGCCCCGGCTCACACTCCCCCAGTGCCCATACTTGTGGTGTGACTTCACCGAGCCTCCGATCTGCTGCAAGCGCATCCATCATGTAGCGCAGTACCGGGTCGTTGATGCTGTAGCCAACGAAGCAGACCACATAGTTACGAAATAACTCACTCACAAAGCGAGCTGCCCAACGCTCAGTGAGATAAGCCAAGCCAAAGTCACCGCTGGTAACAACCAGACGATTCAGGGCAGTATCATCCGCCTTTTCCGGTAACAGCCCATGCAGGTATACAAGTCCATCCCAGCGGCTGTTTTTTGGAATTGGCAGCATCGGCGCTACATAGGCCTGAAAAGCCTGGCCTGTACGTTTAGCTGCCACATGAAAGAGACGGTCAAAGTTGGTAGTGACCAATCGAAGGGCACCCTCGCGGCTACGGGCTAAACGTAACAGCGCCGCCTGAGTATCAATAGCGCCCCTACGACGGAGCTTTGGCTTAAGGGCTTTTTCCAACGCGCGTCGGACGGCTATACGCTGCCCTGGTAAGCGCCGTTCCAGCAAATCTAATGTGCCGTCAAATTGCCCACGCTCGAAAACCTCACGCTCAATTTCTGAAAGTGTTGTTCCGTTCCTCTGGTAAATTAGTTCTACCAACCCTTTGAAACCAGGTAAACCAGCAGGGTAGGAAATGCCTGCTCCACAGAAGAACACAACGCGCCCTTCCTCGTGCGCCTGCAAAAGCTCATCAGGAATATCAGGGCCGTTGGTAATGAATTGCATTCCTTTTCCTCCTATCCAATGTGCACGTTCATTCGAGTAAATGAAGGCAAGGGGTTACATCTTATTATACCGACCGTGCAAATCCGGCTTCCTAGCAAGCTACTTTACTTGCCAACTCATAATGTCCGAACTCCGAACAAAGCGGACTGCTAGATTTGATTGCGTTCTAGCTACGCAAAATATCATTTCGAGCCTGAACGAGTACAAGTAACAATCGATTCAACTCTCTCCCACCATGCCTGGTAGGCTTTACGCTGTTCTTCTAGATAATCACTCTTGTCATAAACTTGCCATACACCTGGCAGTTTATGACCGAGCATTATTTCAGCAATATGAGGCGCAGTAAGATCAGAAAAGTTTGTTCGTGCTGTTCGTCTCAAATCATGAAGAGACCAATGAGGAAATTGATACCCCAAACGCCGCCATGCGTACTGCATTAAATTGTAAGGCAGCGACTGCAATGATGTCCGACCAACTGGTTCCCTGCTTCCTTCCTTAGTAAAAAGCATATCGGAACCGTTGTTCATAGAGATAACGTATTTTATAAGCTCTTCAACCGGTTCAATAATGGGCCGCTTTAGCGGTTCGCCTGTTATATCCCCTGTCTTATGTCGTTCTGGTGGTACAGTCCATATTTTATTAATGAAATCAAAATCGTCCACCTTGGCAGTAATTAGCTCTGAACTACGGCAACCAAAATGCAGCAATAGTTTAATGAAGGCCCGGTATTTAGGAACCATTCGAGAACCATCGATCGCAGCATAAAGGATTTTAATTTCATCATGTGTCAGAAACCGTTTCTTCTGACCTTTACGGATATCCATATCTTTACCCGTGATATCCGACAGCGGGCGAGTTTCAATGAGCTTTCTCTTATACGCCCAGACATGGGCCTGCTTTGCGTTAATTAGCAATCGGTCTGCTATTGCTGGAGTCTTAGTGCTAAGAGGCTCCAGGACTTCTAACCAATCATGCAATGTAGCTGCATCGTGAGGGATATTCCCGATTTTAGAGAACAGGTGCAGCTCAAACGAGCGGAGTATCTGTTCAGAACCTTTTTTATTTTTTACACAATATGCTTCATACCAAGCACGGATCACAGATTCTACCGTCATGGCTTCAGTAGCTTTACGTTTTTCTGCCAGCTTGACCAATCGTGGATTGCGGTTTGACTCGAGTTCACCACGAAGACGGATAACTTCTTCTCTGGCCTCTTTTAGTCCAGTTGCCGGGTAAGTTCCGATATCAAGACGCTCACCTTTCCCCGCCCACTGATAACGATATTGGAACACTACGCGACCTTTCGGTGATACTCTAACAGACAGACCATCACGATCGGATTTAACCAAAACCTTATCACGTTCCTTTCCAACAACTGAACGCAACCACGCATCAGACAGCGCCATTACTCACCTTGTACAAATAACAAAAAACCTCTGCTGTTTTGTACATTATGTACAAGCACATGTACAGATTTTTGATGAAAGTAACCTGATCAATTTAAAGTTACATGAAAGAATTTTCAATCAAAGAAATCACATAACATCATGTTATTAAATGAGTTATATAATTATCACTCAATTAATTGAAAGGATTTTGAAAGAGTAAAAGAGCTTTTATTTGGGCTTAATTATTGGGGTGAGAAATAATGGCAAAAGTGCGGCGCTTCGCCACCTCTTGCAAATAAGGAGACAACGTCATAATTCTTTCTTCTTGAGTAAGCGGCATCGCGCCGCGCTTGTTGAAAACGAAAAATTGCGGCTATTTTACCCATCAACGGGGGGGAGGCAA